CCTGCCTCGTCTCCCGGCTGGAAGTAGAGCGATCGGCGCTCGGCGTGGTGCGTGAGCGTGGTGCCGAAGCGGTCGCTGTTGATGGTGATGTCTCCGAAGCGCATGGTGGTGTCTCCCGTGTGCGTTGCTGATGTCTCTGTGTAAGCGGGTGCTTGCGGCCCGTCAACAGTTATTTTGCATCACGTGCATTATTTTGCGTGCTGTGCAGCGTACAGCGTTTCGCAGCGTTTCGCGTCATGCTGTATGCTGCGGCAGGCGTGGGAGTGCAGCGCGCCCCTACACCGTTTGGGGGCTATACAAGTGTATACCCCCGGTGGAGGTGCACGCTGCACCGAGCCGGTGTAAGTTGTGATGCAGGTTTCGGGGTGCAGCGTCTCACCTTTCGTTCTACATCATTTCGAGACGCTGCGTGTCTGGCGGTGTGCGTGTCAGGGGTATTGTGATGTGCGTGATGTAATGCTAACGGTGGTGTAGAAGGAGACAGAGAATGCTTGCACTGAAACGCCGAACCCCCAGAGACTTCCGCCTCGTCACGCCCACACAGCCGTGGACGGATGCATTCATCATCGAGCAGGGCGCGGTTCTTGCCTTGCTCTCAGATCGCGTCACTCACGCCGACTTCGTCAAGCATTGCTTCGGTCAGTTGCCGAGGGGGTCGGGGAAGCGTGACATCCGCAGGCAGACTATCCTCCGCGCGCTCTACCGGATGCTTGACGCGGGCAAGCTGCCGTTCAAGATTGAGGGTGACTGTTTCGTGTTCTGAAGCGCGGGGTGTTGCAGACGCGGCGCTGCGGTGTTATCTGTGTGTCACTCACTGGTAGTCCTGCCACGCAGCGGAGCACGCAGATCATGCCGTATCCGGCGAAGAAGAACCCCAAGCTGTTGGCCGAGGTCGTCGAGCGCATTGCGCTGGGTCAGACGCTTGCCGCGCTGGGTCGTGAGCTTGGGTTTCATCCGACATCGTGGGGCGAGTGGTGTCGCGCAGACGAAGCCCTCGGCATCGCGTATGCGCAGGCGCGGGAGACCGGACAGGACGTGATCGCCGACGAGGTGATGCAGATCATCGACAGCGTGCCGGCGCAGAGCGAGGAGATACAGCGCGCCAAGCTGCGCGCTGAGATGCGTCTGAAGCTCCTCGCCAAGTGGAACCCGAAGCGTTGGGGCGATCGCCTCAGCACCGAGCTGTCGAACAAGGAAGGCGAGACCCTCAAGGTCGAGGGCACCGCCGACACCGCCGCCATCGCAGCGTCACTGGCTGCCGCGATGCGTGACGCAAAGAGGGGCGACAAGTGATGAACTGGAACTGGGGCTGGCTCCGTGGCACTCCACGGGTCGCAGATCAGCAGGAGCGCATCGCGCAGCTTGAGGCAGACGCTGTAATCGCCGAGCGCACCATCGAGAGCATACAGCGTCACTGCGACCTGCTCGCCGATCGGTACGACAAGATCCGCGTGACGAACGAGCAGTTGCGCGGCGCCCTCGACCTGTACCGCGACGACCACCGCCGCCACTGATGGCCACGGCGCTGACCTTGCCGAGCGGGAAGGCGATGCCACGCGGCGCCGCCGACCTCGCCACGCTCGTCAGCGGCCTGCCTCACGACATGCAGATGTACCTCGACTGGCAGCGCCGGTGGAGCGCCACGGCGCGACCGAGCCAGTTGCTGCCCGAGACGGACTGGACCGAGGCGGGCATCCTCGCCGGGCGCGGCTTCGGTAAGACGCGCGTCGGTGCCGAGTGGATCACGCGGGCCGCGTATGAGGACCCGTCGGGCTTCGACAGCGCGGTGATCGCGCCGACGTACAGCGACGTCAAGTTCACGTGCTTCGAGGGCGAGAGCGGCATCCTGTCCGTGCTGCCGCCTGATCTGCTGATCGAGCACAACAAGAGCGACATGATCGTCAAGATCAAGAACATCGCCGGCGGTGTCAGCACGATCCGGGGCTTCACGGCCGAGAAGCCCGAGCGGTTGCGCGGTCCCCAGCACACGAGGGGCTGGTTCGATGAATTGGCCGCGTGGATGTACGCCGAGGACGTGTGGGACATGGCGATGATGGGCATGCGCCTCGGCTCCGCGCCGCAGGTGCTGTGGACCACGACGCCCAAGCCGCGCGAGATCATCCGCAAGCTGACCGCGCCGCAGGACAAGCGGATCATCGTGCGCGGATCGACGTTCGACAACAAGGCGAACCTGCCGGACAGCTTCTTCAAGCAACTCGAGCAGTACGAAGGCACAGTCATCGGCCGGCAGGAGCTGCACGGCGAGCTGGTCGATCCGGAGGAGAGCGGGATCATCAAGCGATCGTGGTTCAACTTGTGGCCCGCGAAGAAGGCGTTGCCCCGGTTCGACTGGATCATCATGTCCCTCGACACGGCGTACACCGAGAAAAGCGTCGACAAGAAGGGCGACCCTGATCCGACGGCCTGCTCGACGTGGGGCGTTTTCGATTACAAGCAGATGAGCCACATCATGCTGCTCGACTGCTGGGAGGACCACCTCGGGCTGCCGGCGCTGATGAAGCGCGTCAAGAAAGAGCTGAACGTGGCGTACGGCGACGACGAGGATCAGGCGCTGATCAAGCCGCTGTTCGGCGCGTCGAAGCCGATGACGAGCGGCCGCAAGCCGGACATCCTGCTGATCGAGGACAAGGGCAGCGGCATCAGCCTGCGCCAGATGCTGGCCGAAGTCGGCATCGAGGCATACGCGTACAACCCGGGGCGCGCCGACAAGCTGAGCCGCCTCCACATCGTCAGCCCGGTGTTCGCGCAGAAGCGCGTCTGGCTGCCCGAGAGTGAGAAGTTCCCCGGCAAGGCGCGCACGTGGTGCGACGCCGTGGTGACCCAACTCTGCTCGTTCGTCGGCGGCGGGAGCATCAAGCACGACGACCACGTCGACGCCTGCACGCAGGCCATCCGGCTGTGTCTGGACAAGGGCCTCATCCGCCTGATAAAAGACAAGCCCAAGGCGGCTGGCGATCGGCCGCCACCTCGGGTCGTCACCAACCCGTACAGCCAGTGAGGACTGACGCATGATGGACGACGAAGACGACATCGACACCGAGGGCGAGATGGTCGAGATCGACGACGAGGAGATCTCCGACGTCGAGGACACCGAGGACGGTGGCGCGATCGTGCGTCTCGGCGAGGAGGCGACCGACGCCGACAGCGAGTTCTACGCCAACCTCGCCGAGGACATGCCAAACAGCGAGCTGAACGCCCTGTCGACGCGCTTCCTCGACCTGATCAGCAAGGACAAGGAGGCCCGCAAGAAGCGCGACGAGCAGTACGAGGAGGGCATCCGCCGCACCGGGCTGGGCGACGACGCGCCCGGCGGCGCGCAGTTCCAAGGCGCGTCGAAGGTCGTGCACCCGATGATGACCGAGGCCTGCATCGACTTCGCGTCGCGCGCCATCCGCGAACTGCTGCCTCCGCAGGGTCCGGTGAAGGACCTGATCGAGGGCGAGGTCACCGTCAAGAAGCTGCAGAAGGCCAAGCGCAAGACGCGCATGATGAACTGGCAGCTCACGGTGCAGAGCAAAGAGTTCCGCAGCGAGATGGAGCAGATGCTGACGCAGGTGCCACTCGGCGGCGCGCAGTACCTCAAGATGTCGTGGGACGAGGCGCGCAACCGCCCGGGCTTCCTGTTCGTTGCCATCGACGACATGTACCTGCCGTTCGCCGCAACCAATTTCAACAGCGCGCAACGCAAAACGCACGTGCAGTACCTCACGCAACTCGACTACGAGGAACGTGTAAAGTCTGGCATGTACCGCGACGTTGAGCTGACGCCGCCGGGCATGGAGCCGGAGCGTTCGGCTGCAGACGTGGCCAACGACAAGATCGAGGGGCGCAGCGACACCAGCTACAACGAGGACGGCCTGCGCACCGTGTTCGAGATACACGCCGTGGCTGACGTCGAGGGCGACGGCAATGCGCCGTACATCCTCACCGTCGACAAGCCGAGCGGCAAGGTGCTGTCGATCTACCGCAACTGGGACGAGAACGACGAGAGCCGCGAGCCACTGGCGTGGTTCGTGGAGTTCCCGTTCATCCCGTGGCGCGGCGCATACCCGATCGGCCTGCCGCACATGATCGGTGGCCTCAGTGCCGCCGCGACGGGCGCCCTGCGCGCCCTCATGGACAGCGCGCACATCCAGAACGTGCCGACGATGCTGAAGCTGAAGGGCGGCACGCGCGGCGGCCAGACGCTGAACATCCAGCCGACGCAGGTCGAGGAGATCGAGGGCGGCATCAACATCGATGACGTGCGCAAGATCGCCATGCCGATCCCGTTCAACCCGCCCAGCCCGACGCTGTTCCAGCTGCTGGGCTTCGTGGTCGACGCCGGCAAGGGTGTCGTCCGCACGTCGATGGACAACCTCGCCGACCAGAACCCCAACGCCCCGGTCGGCACGACACTGGCCCTTATCCAAGAGGGCATGACGGTGTTCTCGGCCATCCACGGCCGCCTGCACGACGCCATGGCGCGCGTGCTGGACATCCTGCACCGCCTCAACGGCATGCACCTCGACGACGACGACACCGAGCGTGAGGTCGGCGAAGAGCTGGCCACGCGCGCCGATTTCCAAGGTCCCATGGACGTGGTGCCGGTGTCCGACCCGGCCATCTTCAGCGAGGCGCAACGCTTTGCGCAGGTGCAGGCCGTGTCGGCCCGGGCGGCAGCGATGCCGCAGCTGTACAATCAGCGCAAGGTCGAGGAGCGGCTACTCGAGACGCTCCGCGTGCCGAACTACAAGGAGCTGCTCGTCCCGCCGATGGAGCCGAAGCAGCAGAATGCCGTCAACGAGAACGTCACGGCCACCATGGGCAAGCCCGTCATCGCGTTCCCGGAGCAGGACCACATCGCGCACCTCAAGACGCACCTCGCGTACATGACCAGCCCGGCGCTGGGCGGCAGCGAGCTGATCGCACCGCAGTACCTGCCGGTGATCATGACGCACCTCAGGGAGCATGTCGCCCTGTGGTACGCCTCGACCGTGCTGGACTTGGCCGAAGACACGAGCGGCGTCGACATCAGCGAGGAGATGAAGCTGCTGAAGGACCACGAGAGCCGGCGAGCCTTCGACCGCATGCTGGCCGAGGCGTCGCAGAGCGTCGTCATTGAGGCCGGCAACATCTTCGCCTCGCTGCCGCCCGTCATCGCGCAGGCGATGCAGACGATGCAGCAGTACGCGCCCCAGCCGCCGCAAGATCCGCGCACGGCCATCGAGAGCCAGAAGCTGCAGGCGCAGACGCAGCGTGATCAGGCGCAGATGCAGATGCAGACGCAGCGTGATCAGGCGCAGATGCAGGCTGATGCGCAGAAGGCGCAGGCGCAGATGCAGATCGAGGGGCAGCGCATGCAGCTCGATGGGCAGAAGGCGCAGGCGCAGATGCAGCTCGAGGGGCAGAAAATGCAGGCACAGGCCGCGCAAGATCAGGTCGAGCAGCAACTGCAGGCGCAGAAGCTGCAGATCGAGCAACAGCTGGAGACGATGCGTCAGGACCGCGAGGATGCCCGCAAGGCGGCAGAACTCAACGCGCGCCTGACGATGAACCAGCAGGATAACCAGACGGCGATGCAGCTCGCACAGGCTGAGATCATGTCCGGTGAACGCATCGCGGTCAGCACAGGGACCGGGATAAACCCCAACCCGTAAGGAGAAGCACGTGGCAACGAACAACGCAAAGAGCGCAACGCCGGGCGGCACCGTGAGCGGTGACGCCATCTCGCAGCACAAAAAGATGGCCATGGGCACCATGCCCAAGGTGCCGTCGGGCAAAAAGACGCCCGCGTGAAAATCGAGGCGTTGCTTCAGCGTCTGGAGGAGGAGCAAGCGACGCTTGCTGTTGAGACACTGACGCAACCCTCGGGACGCGAGGCGTACGACTTCGGACGCGCTGTCGGCCTGTACGCAGGCATCGAGCGCGCCAAGATCGTGCTTCTGGATATGGTCAGGGAGCATGAGAAAAGAGGCTTTGACCTGTAATAGACACGGATGGAGTACCCATGTCTGACATCATCAACCAAGTATCGTTTGCGTACAGTAACCTCGACGAGGCGTTCCCGTCTGTCGACCCCAACTTCGTGCCGTTCGGCAGCCGCGTGCTGGTGCAGATCCGCTCTGCCAAGCGCAAGACGGCCGGCGGCATCATCCTGACGCAGGATGCTCGGGATACCGAGCAGTGGAACACGCAGGTGGCCAAGGTCATCTCCGTGGGCAGCCTCGCGTTCAAAAACCGCAACACACAGGAAGCGTGGCCTGAGGGTTCGTGGGCCGCGCCGGGAGACTTCGTTCGCACGCCAAAGTACGGCGGCGACAAGTGGACAGTTAAGCACGGTCCAAACAACGAAGATGAAGTGCTGTTCGTGCTGTTCAACGATCTCGACTTACTCGGCGCAGTGCCGGGTGATCCGCTGACGGTGAAGGCGTTTGTTTAACGATCTAGCGACACCCGTCGCTATAAGGCTGAAAGGAGCCGGTCATGAGTGACACACCAGATACCGAAGAC